CTGCCGGTTGGAGCATTCCAGTTCAAAATCCCCCACCAGACGAATGATTTTCCCGATGGCTGCATCCACCAGCGGCACCACCTGCCGGATCTGCTCAAACAGCCTGCGCTGTGCCTCGCTGCCCAGTCCCTGCGCCATCCGGCTTTCCAATAATCCCGATTGCACGCTCTGCGCACAAAACTGCACCGGCGGGCAATCCTTCTTCCTTTTCTCTCTCCTACCCAATCCCCAGGACATCCTCTCTACCTCCTCTTGCTCTCATTTCTTTGCTGTGACAACGCAAAAAAGCCCTCCTTTCTTGCCCCGAACTGTCCCATCACAAAATATCGGATATCATCCATCGCATGGTCGTTTTCCTTCACAGGGAGCTCCCTTCCCTGCTCCTCGCTCCAGCGATAGACCCCAAATTCCCGGATGCTGTCGGCACACCCACTGCAAAACCGGATCCTTCCCTCATTGAGCATCGCCGCTGTCAGCTGGATGCCCTCCAGCACCCCGTTCTTTGCCGGCTCCACCCAATATCGCCCGTGCCGCCGGATGCACGCAATAAAGCTGGCTGCACTCGGGTCCACAATGACCCGCTCAATCTTCCGATTTCCGCACAGCCTTTCCAGCTGTTCATAATGCTCCTCATCGGTCCTGCACGCTCCCTCTCTGCGCGCATCGTAGTAGTATTCTGCCAGGCGGTACCACCTTCCCCTCTGCTCTCCCCACAGTCCCATTGAGCAGGGATTCACCGTTCCATAGTCGCAGGATACACAAAACCGCTCGCAATCCGGCGCCTGCTGTACAATATGACGCTCTAAAGAAAACATCGGATACACCAGCCCCTGTACATCCACCCATTCCCCCTGAATAAATCTGCGGTAAAAGCTCCCGCTGTACAGCAGCTCATACCGCTTCCTCACCCGCTTGGAAAGAGCCGGGTTGTCCTCCATCAGAAAGTGCAGATAATACAGTTTCTTCTGCTTCCTCCTTTGGAGCCATTCCCGGTAAAACCAATGCCCCGGTCCCTCCGGGTTGCAGTTAAACCAGAATCGGCTCCCCTCCACCGAACACCGCGCCACTGCCTGCTCCACAAACTCCCGGTTCTGCAAGGCAACCTCGTCAAACAACACTCCGGCAAGGGTCATTCCCTGAATCAAAGAGGCGCTCGAGGCATCCTTGCCCGAAAACAGATAATACCGGTTACACACCCGTCCGCAGCGCAGCTCCACATAATTTTTGCTCACCTTCTCGCTGTATGCAAACCCCATCTCCTCCAGTGTTCCCCGCACTACTGACAAAAGGTTCCTGCGCACGCCGGAGATGGTCTTTCCGCACAACGCAAAGCTCTGCCCGTTAAAGCAGCTCATGCTCCACGCAAAAAAGGAAATCGCCATACACAAGGTCTTGCCGCTGCGCACCGCGCCATCGCAGATGATTCCGTCATACCGGCTCGTTCTCCTCTCCGGCAGCCACCAGCTCAACAGCTCCATCTGTTTTCTGCTAAAGCTCTTCACCCTGCTCCTCCTCCGAAAGCTTCTGCGCGCCCTGCTGCAGCGCCTCCAGCACACCGCCAAAGCTCCTGCCCTGCCCCTGCTTCTCCTGTTCGTTCAGCTTGAGCAGCAGCTCGCACGCCTTCAGCTTGTCCCAGAACTGATATTCTGCCGCTTTTGCGCTTCCCACTTTACTGGTCAAAAACCCATCGAACACCGGTTTCCCTTCTTCATCGCACGCCGCCTGCCCAAACAGCAGCCTTGTCAGCCCCAGCTTTGCAATTTCCCCTGCGCTCTCCTTCCCCAGATTCCTGCGCAGTCTGCGCACCTCCCGCTGCACCTCCCGGTCGTTCATCAGTAGCACCCCTTTTTCCACTCCCGCTTTTTGGGCAGCAAGGTTCGGGTCGCGCAGCACAAAATACCAGTAAGCAAACTCCTTTTTCTGTTCCTCCAGATTGCTTCCTCCTTTCCCCAATCATCCAAAGTCCCTTTTCACCCATCCCCCTTTTCACCTCAAAAATTGCATTTATATATGCAACCACCCCTCTTTTTTAAAAATTTTTATAAAAAAATTGCCCGCCTATGCGGACAGTCCCTCTGTTCTGGTTTCCTATATTCTTCTTTTTCTTCCCATTTTCTGTTTTACCTGCCCTTTTCGCAAAAAAGGGCAGCCCCCTCTTCGGGAAGCTGCCCTTACTATTAGTCCAGGATATAAATATTTACATTTCGCTTGCCATTTAAACAGCTTTCTAAAAAAGTGTCATAGTACAGGTCCACATCAATGACATCGTTCATCAGACCCACTCCGGTATCGGCTGCCACAGCAAAACCGTATACAAAGCTGTTATCTGCGCTGGTAATATACATTTTGGTTCCATACGGGATTTCTCCCGGATGCACCGCAACATATCCTGCCGATAATCCCTGACCGGAAGCGCCGCGCGCACCGCCTTCCACATTATATCCGGCTGCCACCTGGTTGGTCAGCAGCTTGCTGTACTCGGTCGGAACTCCATTTTCATCCAGCTCAATGCCAAAATCCAGTGGAGATACCGCCTTTCCTTCCACACCAGTCAAAGTAATTTCCGTCACCGGCTGCTGGTGGATTTGCTCGTCGATTACCTTCTTCTTCCGAATTTCCCGACCCACCATTCTCTGTTCATAGGTCACCGTCTTTTTGCCATCGCTTCCGCTCTGCACCAGCTTGGTCTTGCCGGGAGCCAGCAGAGAGGTCTCGCGGTTGATTACCTCATGCTCGATGACCTGGTCCTCCACCACCGTCTTGACCGTCACAGCGCCGTCTCTTCCTGCGGCACCCAGAAAACGCTTCGGCTCATCCTCGTCCTCATCGTCCTGTGTCTGCTGTTCCTGCTCCTCTTCCTCCGACAAAACATCCGCTCTGCCTTTTTCTTCCTCAAGCAGTATGCGGGTCTGTCTGATGCTGGTTCCGGTAAATTTATCGGTGTCCAGCGAGGCGGACAAAGTATCGCCCGATGCACGGATTGTCTGTGCAATGCTCATCTCTGCCACTGTTTTATCTGTATTACCTGTTCGGGTCAATCCCCAAAAGATTACCGCTGCCATCGCAACAGAAAGCATAGCGGCAACAGCCATCTTCCCCCAACGGTCGATGCTGTGTGCTTTTGTTCTGAAGTTTTGCATAAAGTTCTCCTTTGTTCTAAAAATTGCAATCTGCAAAATTTTCCTGCTCCTTTGTATTTTAGCAGGGTCGATGTCATTATATTCATCTTCACTTTCGCTGTCAAGAAAATCCCCTTTGTAAAAATCTTGTCGGAAGTTTCACTATTTTAAAAACTTTCCGTAAAAATTTGTGCAATTTTAAATTTATCTCCCCTGTTTTTAATAATTTTTTATCTAAATTGTCTCAAATTTCTCCCCTGCGCGCAGATTTATAAATTATATAAAAATTTTCTTTTTTATCCGCTCAGTTTTATGCTTTTTGCCCTTACATTTTTTAACATTTATTCTACTTTCTGCTCCTTTCTCTTTAAAAGGGCAGCCACTTTTTCTACGATTTCTTCCCTTCTCTTCCTATTGATTTCTTATTTATATCCGCTGTTCGTCGGGTCGGCAGCAGCATAAAAGCAAAGAGGAAACAGGACTTTTCCTGTTTCCTCTTTGTTTTTATCTTACAGCCCTATATCAAAGGAAGATTTCG